GGTTAGTTCTCCTCTCGATATTTTTTGAGTACGGTCTCGACGATGGTACGGTCATCGGGCGAGGCCAGAGCGTACAGAGTGGCAAACTCGCGGACTTCTGCGGGGAGCGCCTCGTAGCGGTCATTGCTGAGGCCCAGCAGCCAGTCAACGGAAACGCCGAAGTAGCGGGCGAGCCGAACAACGTACTTGAGTTCGGGCTCACGGACGCCCTGAAGGTATCTCGACAGGGTGGGCGTCGAGACGTTGATCTCCGCGGCGATGTCCTTTGAATAGAGGCCCCTGCTTTCAATCAGGTCGCGCAGGTTCTTCTTGAAGGCGGTAAAATCGAGTTCGAGTTCCATGATGTTTCTCCTTTGCCAGCGTGATTGTTCGTATTAGCCATTGTAAAGCTCTTTGAGTGAAATCGCAAACATTTTTTGCGAGAAAACTGCAAAAAACTATTGACATTAGCCGCGTGGATAATTATAATAATCACATCAGTTAATTATCTTCAAAAAAAGATAGGCAGAAAGGGGTGAACATTATGAAACCACTCGAAATCAAGGGAGCCCGTGCAAGGCTTGGATTTACGCAGAAGTACATGGCAGAGAAGCTCGGCCTCACGGAAGTCTCCTACGGGAGAAAAGAGAGAGGCGAAGTAGAGTTTACCTTGGACGAAGTCCCGGAGGTCGCCAGCCTGCTCACGTTGAACAACGCGCAGGTGAACGACTTTTTCTTCGACGGCAAGTTGCCAACTGGTTAATCGAGGCCATCATCGGTGTCGGTGTATATTTTTTTGCCCGATGATTAGCCGCTTGGATAATTTCTCTTGCCACTACGGTAATTATAGGCGATTGGAGGCTCAGAAAAAATGGGACGTGACGCTACGAAAGCAGCGGGAAATCCGTGGTATCAAGCCAGAAAAAAGGCTGCTGAATATGACGACAGGCTATGTAGCCGTGAGAGCGCGGCTGAGCAGCTCGGAATGTCGGTGTCTTCGCTGGCAGATGCGGAGCTGGGGAACACAAAGTTCATGCCGGTCGATAAGGCGGTGCTCATGGCCGACAGGTACAACGCCCCGTGGCTGCTGAACCACTACTGCCTGAACGAGTGCCCGATTGGATGCAGGCATTCGCTCTCCGATGAAGTGGTCGGCATTGACCGCGTGACAGTCAAGCTGCTGAAGAGCCTGAAGACTGAAAAGCTCGGAGATGTCAAGGACACGCTCCTTGACATCGCGGCTGACGGCAAAATCACCGAAGACGAGAAGCCGGCGCTTCAAGAGGTTTTGACTTACCTCGATGATCTGGCAAAGACCGTGAGCGAGCTGAAGACCATCGGTGAGATGGCTCTGCACGAAGATGGTGACGCTCATGGAACAAAGTAGTCTGATGGCTATACTCGCGGAAGAGTATGGCATCAAAAGCCCACAGGAGCTTGCGGAGGCTATTCGGCGGATGAAACCGTTGGATCTGGCCCCGTTCTGCGCGACACCTGAGAAAACGAAGGAGGACAAAGCATCATGACCCGAATGGAACGGCGAAGAAGACGCCGCCGCATCTTGCGAATCAAGCTGGCGACCACAGCGGCCGTGCTGACGCTGACCACGGCCAGCATCGTAGCCCTGACAGGGGGGGCGGCCGAAACGGTGCCCGAACCAACACCGCAGCCGCCCGCGTTGCAGGCTGAGCCGGTTCTGCTGGTTGCAGAGCACGACAGTACATATCAGCCCGTCCAGATGACGGCCGAGCCTGCTCAGGAACCGGAACCCGTAGAGGAAGAGGACGAGAACGAGAAAATCGAGGCCGCTCTGCTGGAGCAAGGCTATCTGCACGAGGAAATCCCGCTGGACTTCGACCTGCAGTGCCATCTGATTGCGGTCTGCGAAGAATACGGCGTCCCTCAGAACGTGGCTCTGGGCGTCATTCAGGCCGAAAGCTCGTTCACGGCCACAGCCGCAAACGGAAGCTGCTACGGCTATATGCAGATTAACAGCATCAATTCCGAATGGCTGTCTGAGAAAATCGGGGTCACGGATCTGACCGACCCGTACCAGAATATCCGCTCTGGTGTGTTCATCCTGAGCGACCTGTATGGGAAGTACGGGGACTGGCACAAAGCCTTGATTTGTTACAACTACGGCGAGGGCGGCGCTCAGGAGCACGTCTTCAGCAAAGGCTACACGACCACGTCGTACAGCCGCACGGTGATGGAATACGCGGACGCATGGGCGGAGGTGCTGGCATGATCGACACGGCGAAGCTGAACACCGAGGAGCTGGGAAACATCATCGCGGACGTCCAGAACGAGACCGGCTTCTGGTTCGATGTGGATGACATGGTCGCCATCATGCAGCACACCGTCCGCAAGGCAGACCTGAACGGCAAGGACGAGGCGTATGTGCCGCTCCTGTTCAGAAACGAGCTGGAAGATTATGTGATGCGCGAGAGAATCAATGCGATTGGGAGGAGAAACTTATGTGCGACATCTGTATGCACAGCCCTTGCCTGAGCGGCTGCCCAAACGCGCCCGACCCGACGCCGGTGACGTACTGTCGTTCCTGCGGTGAACCGATTGTCCCCGGCGACGAGTACGCCAACATCGACGGTGAGGCGTGGTGTGAGGGATGCTTGGATGACCTGCCGCTCTGCGTCCTGATCCCGAAGTTGGGTTGGGAGTGGAAGACGGTACAGGAGGGCGAAAACGTCCAGTGCGTGGACTGCAAGTGCTGCGGAGACACCGAGCCGCTCCCGGCTGGAGCGGAATACGGCGAGATCGACGGGGACGCCTTCTGCGAGGAATGCCTCGAAGACACGCCACTCAGCGATCTGGTAGAGCGGTGCGGCCACGACTGGAAAACCGCGAGCGAGGAGGACATCCCCGATGGATATGACGGTTGAGGTTCCTGAACTGCCCGAGCTGACGTTCGACGAGGCCAGCCACATCTACCGGCTGAATGGCGACATCATCCCGAGCGTGTCGAAGCTGATGGAACCGCTGAAAGACCAGTGCTACGGCGGTATCAGCAAGCGGACGCTTGAGAACGCCGCCATCAAAGGCTCTGCGGTGCATAACAGCATCGAGAACTGGATCAAGTTCGGCATCGACGATATTCCGTCGGAGCATCGCGGCTACTTCAACGGCTTCACGGAGTGGTGGAAGCAGTATAAACCGCGGGTCTTCGGCTCTGAGGTGCGCATCTACCACAAGCTGATGCGCTACGGCGGGACGATTGACCTGCTCTGCGAGATCGGCGGCCTGCTGGAGCTTATCGACTTCAAGACGACGTACACGCTGCTGGAAATGGCCTGCGGCGTCCAGCTTGAAGCCTACTCGCAGGCGCTTATTTCCCACGGCATCACACCGCAAAGAAAGCACATCCTGCATCTGAAAAAGGACGGGAAGTGGTCGTTCCGCGAGTTCCCGGCCAAAGACCCCGCCAGATGCCGCGTAGTCGGGGCGCTGAAATGTCTGTACGACTATGAACAGTCTTACAAATAAACGAAAAGGAGTGTCAGTATGAACGACGCAAAGACCATCGGAAGCAATGCCCTTGTCCTTGACACCGCAGAAGAGAACGTGACCGTGATGAACGCTGAAGAGAGCAAGCTCGGCAAAGAAGTCAGCTTGATTGAGCAGCGGGCCGAAGCGGTCGTCGTCGCCTCTGGAGCGGATTTCGAGGACGCTGGCCTGTTCCTGAAGCAGATCAAGCAGGCTCAGAAGCAGGTCAAGGACTATTGGGAGCCTCTCCGTGTGTCCGCCAAGAAGAGCTACGACGAGGTTCTGGCCCACAGAAAGGAAATGATCGAGCCTTTGGAAAAGGCGGAGAAGATCGTCAAAGCCAAGGTGAACGAGTACAGCGCAGAGCAGGAACGCAAGCGCCGTGAGCAGGAGGAGGCCATGCGCCGACTGGCTCAGGCCGAGATCGACCGCCACCTGAACGAAGCCGCCGAAGCTGAGGCCAACGGTGACGCTGTTGGCGCCGAGTACGCTATGGCCGAAGCCGAGATGATGGAAGGGGTGTCCATCGCCGGCGGTGTCCAGCATCAGACGCCCAAGGTCAAGGGCATCTCCCAGAGCAAGACGTGGGAAATCTGCGAGTCCGAGTGCGACTGGTCTAAGGTTCCTGTGTCTCTCATTGGCATTGAGCTGCGCCCGGTCGATAAGGCTGCGGTGCTCCGCCTGATTAAGATGTCCAAGGGTCAGGTCGAGATCCCCGGCATCAAGTTCCGCGAAACCTACACCACCAGCGTCAGCACCCGGTAAAACCGGAGAATAACAGGAGGTCAACATGAGTAACGAAAACAAACTGAGCACGGCGCCCGCTGGGGCTGTGGCTCAGAAAACGGCCGGCGGGGGAGCCTTGAGCGTCTTCGCTGACGGCGCGAGCTTTAATACGGCTCTGCGCATGGCCCAGTGCCTTGCGTCGTCTACGGTAGTGCCCAAGGAGTACCACGGAAACGTCGGCAACTGCATGATCGCTATTGAGATGGCGTCCCGCATCAACACCAGTCCGATGATGGTGATGCAGAACCTCTACATCGTCAATGGGCGTCCTGCGTGGTCGAGCCAGTGGATCATCGCCATGATTAACAGTAGCCGCCGGTACAAGACCGAGCTGCAGTTCGAGTTCGGCCGCGATAAAGCTGACGGCGGCCTGAGCTGCCGCGCTTGGGCGGAGGATTACTCCGGTCACAAGGTCTACGGCCCGAAAATCACGATGAACATGGCGAACGAGGAGGGCTGGACGAGCAAAAACGGCAGCAAGTGGAAGACCATGCCCGACGTGATGATCCAGTACCGCGCCGCTTCGTTCTTCGGCCGCATGAACTGCCCCGATATGATTATGGGCATTTACAGTCAGGAGGAAGTCCTCGACATGGGCGAGCTTCCGACGGATGGCTTCGCTCTGGTGGTCGATCCTGCTACCGGCGAAGTGACCGAAGCCGAAAAGGACGAACCTATGGAAGAAGCGGCTTCCAATGCAGCTCAATCAATCCGAAACCGTTTGCCATCGTCTACTACGCTGAAAACAAGAAGCGGCTGGTGCCGACGGACGGCATTGAGAAGGTGGAGCGATGAATTACTACGAAATCTACGACCGATACAGCGGCGAGCTGCTGACCAGAGGCAACGCGGCTGAGTGTCGAAAAGCCCTCGGATGCGCCAGCCTTGATAGCTTCTACGCTTTGGCAAATCGGGCGCGGCGGGGGATCAACAAAAAATATCGGGTTGTCATCAAAAAAGGCGGGCAGGTAGATTACCCCGTGCTCGGCAAGGATGACCCGCTTTACAAGAAGGAGGGATAGCAAGTGGCGAAACTGAAACCGATCCTGTTCAACACAAAGATGGTGCAGAAAATCATGGCCGGCGAAAAGACCGAGACACGGCGCGTAGTGCTCCCGCAGCCTGAGGGCGCACGGTTTGTCCTCGACTGTGATGAAGAGAACCAGACGTTCGACCTGATGTGTGGGAACAACGGTGTCGGCGGCATCTTCTGCGACTGGGCGGAAACCGTGAAGCCGAAGTTCTGGTTCAACGACGTGCTCTACGTTAGAGAGACTTGGCGTGTCCAATCTGCGCACCGCTTTGAGGCGGATGCAAAGATCGAGTTCCGAGCAGGTGGCCCGCTCGGGAAAATCCAGTTCCCCGGCGGATGCTCCGACTCGGAATCCAGAGAGGCGTTTGACCAGTTTATCGCTAAGTGGAGTACCGACTCCAAGTGGAACCCCTCGATTTTCATGCCAAAAGAGGCGGCGAGGATATTCCTGAAAATCGTGGACGTTTCCGTGGAGAGGCTCGGAGACATCAACGGCGGCGGGTTGAAGGCTGAAGGCATTGACCGGAACCAGCCGTACAGAGCGATGCGCATGGAGTTTCGGGATCTCTGGAACAGCAACATCTCTGCAGACCAACTCGACGAGTTAGGATGGTATGCGAACCCGTGGGTCTTCGTCTACAAGTTCCAGCAGATCGGCAGAGAGGAGGCGCTGGCATGAGACGAGGGGCTATCGTGAAGACGCTGAGGTGCTGCGCTGAGCTGAACTGCAGGGGATGCCCGCTGGAGAAATTAAGAGAGGGCAGAGGATGCACGACGAAACTGGCAAAGGAGGTGCTGGAGCAGATGCGGGCAGACGATGCAGAGCGTCGGAAGCAGTATGCGCAGACGTTGCCGAAGGCAATAGCCATTGACTTTGACGGCTGCCTTTGTGCAAACGCATACCCGGACATCGGCGCTCCGAACTGGGAGATTATCGTCGCAGCGGCGGCAGAGCAGATCGCTGGCGCAGGACTCATTCTCTGGACGTGCCGAGAGGGAGAGCTGCTTGAGAACGCGCTCGAAGCCTGCGCCAGATGGGGCCTACATTTCGACGCCGTGAACGACAGCTTGCCGTCGTGGAAGAAGTTTTATGGGAACGACACCCGCAAGGTCGGCGCGACTGAGTATTGGGACGACAAAGCATACCGAGTTCAGAACGGGAAGCTGATGAAGGAGGCCGCACATGAAATGGTTTGACAGGCTGAAGGCAAAAATTATCCATGCGCTCGGCGGCCTGACACGCGCTGAAGTGATGTTTCCTGCACCCATAGTGCAGGTTCTCCATTACGACATCCAGACGGTCAGGACGGTGAAGATCGTGCCCACCTTTACCAGAACGCACGAGGCCGAAATGGAGAAGATGCTCCGAGCGGAGATTGCGCACAACATCGCGGAGTATGTGATGGAACACGACGCTGTCGTTTACGAGAGGCAGGAAGAAGAAAACAATGACCTGCAGCTCTCGGCGACCTTCCGGTTCCTTCAGCCGCATGAGGGGGAGTGGAAGATATGAGAAATTGCGCACAAATCGGCATCGACGACGAAATCTTCGTTGACAGCTTCGCGGGCGGCGGTGGTGCATCGACGGGCATGGAGGCCGGCCTCGGCATTACGGTGGCGGCGGCCATCAACCACGACCCTGCGGCGATCCTGATGCACAAGACGAACCACCCGTACACGGAGCATTATCAGGCGTCCGTCTGGGACGTTGACCCGCGTGACGTATGCCGCGGGCGTCCTGTGGGCGGCGCATGGTTCTCACCCGACTGCAAGCATTTCAGCAAGGCCAAGGGCGCAGCTCTCGTCGATAAGAAAATCCGCGGCCTTGCGTGGATTACGCTGAGATGGGCCGCTCTGGTGCGGCCGCGAGTGATTTTCCTCGAAAATGTTGAAGAGTTCCAGACATGGGGGCCGGTCAGAAAGGGCAAGCCTGTAAAGAAGCTGGCAGGCACGACGTTCAGGAGGTTCATCGGCCAGCTTCGAGATCTCGGCTACGAGGTCGAGTGGCGCGAGTTGGTGGCGGCCGATTATGGCGCACCGACCAGCCGCAAGCGATTTGTTCTGATTGCCCGTTGCGACGGCCAGCCCATCGTGTGGCCTGAACTGACCCATGCTCCGCGTGACAGCGAAGCCGTGAAGAGCGGCAGGCTGAAACCGTGGCGCAGCGCGGCGGAGATCATCGACTGGAGCCTACCTTGCCCGTCCATCTTCGACACCAAGGAGGAAATCAAGGAGCGGTACAATTTGAAGGCGGTGCGGCCTTTGGCGGACAACACCATGCGGCGAATCATCCGCGGCGTGGATAAATTCACCATCAAGAGCGGCCAGCCGTATATCGTCCCGACCGGATATGGAGAACGAAAGGGACAGGCCCCACGGGTACACGACATCGAGGAGCCGCTGCCTACGGTGGTCGGGAGCGGCAAGCACAATCTCTGCAAGCCGATACTGGCGCCGTTCACAGCGACGAACACCAGCAACAGTGTCGGAGCACCTGCCGGTGATCCGGTGCATACCGTGACGACCGCGGGGAACCAGATGCTTGTGACCCCATATCTGGCCGAGTGCAACCACGCAGGAGGCGGCCACGTCGCCGATGTGCGCGACCCATACAAAACCATTACGGCCAAGCATACAGGCGGTATTGTGGCGCCATCGCTCATTCAGTACCATACCGAGCAGACCGAAAATGTCCGGGCCTCTGGCCTCGGTGCTCCGATCCCAACCGTGGATGCCTCGAACCGCTACGGCCTGACCTGCGCAAATCTGGTGAAGTATTACAGCGGTGTGGTCGGCGAGAAGATGGAAGAACCGCTTCCGACGGTGACAGCCATCGACCACAATGCTGTGTGCGCGGCCCATGTGGTGAAGTTCAAGGGGAATGAGGTGGGAACACGCCCGACGGATGCGCTGCCGACGCAAACGTCGGCTGGTGTGTTCGCCCTCTGCGACACGCTGCTTTGCAAGGCTGGCCCAGACGAGAACCTGTATCGCTGGCCGCTGATCCGTGACCTGCTGAACCGATACTGCGGTTATGAGCTGGCCGATGACGACCTGCTGCTTCTGAGCATCGGCGGGACGCTCTACTTCATTGCAGACATCGGCCTGCGGATGCTCTCCCCGAGAGAGCTTTACAATGCGATGGGGTTCCCACCCGACTACATCATCGACCGCGATTATATGGGCAACCCGTACCCGAAGAACGAACAGGTCGCCCGCTGTGGCAATGCCGTCTGCCCTCCGATGGCCGCGGCTGTTGCAAGGGCAAACTTCCCCGAATATGTCGCCAGAGTGGGCGACACCATCACGACAATGGCCGCCCTGCTGGACATGGTGGCGGTGTAGAAAGGAGACAGGAATGGACGAAAAGAAATTGATGGAGTTGGCAGAGCGGTATCAGCGCAAAGCCGACACGGCGTTTGAGAACTATCAGGAGACGGGGATGACCCGTTACGACACGGCCAGACGGAACAACGAGGACATGGCGGAGGCTTTGCGAATGGCGGCCTCTGCCAAGGAAGACCACGACCGGATGATCCACCTGAGAGGGGTGCTGAGCCAACTGGCGTGGCGGGCTGCGGAGGCAAACCGTGCCAGCGAAGAGGATCGGCCTCGAAAGATGCAGGCGGTGCTCGGAGAGCTACTGTCTGCGGCCCGTATGCAGGGCTTGATCCGCGACGAAGGAGGTGATTTCAAATGAAAATCGTCATCGTGCATCACCTGAACGACGCGCAGCACTACCTTTTCGGAGTACCCGAGGAGAGAGACTTGAAGAAGGATGATCTGGTGCTGGTGCGCAACAGTCGTGGCGAGGTGCCGGCGGTCTGCGTCTGCGATAGCTTCAGCGTCCCCGAGAACGTGCTTGAGCAGTTGCAGAAAATGTACGGCGGGAAGACCCTGAAGTGGGTCATCGGAAGCGTGGAGTTCCTGCGCTGGGAGCAGGAGAAGGAGGAAGAGAAATGAAGAAGTATGTGCCCATCGTGACCGACGACCCGCAGGACAATGTGGAGGCGGCGCTGAATTTGGTGTTCATCAAGGACGAGGAGGTTTACGTCCGCGGCTACGGACCGGCACCTGATTTCCATGATGCGACCCTGAGTGACGTGACGCGAGATATTCTGCAGAAGTACAGCCCCGAAACCTTGGAGAATGTACGCCTCAAAGACGATTTGGAGCTTTCGTGCGCGACTTCTGAGTGGCTGTTCGACGGCATCGAAACGATTGAAGGCGTGGTCGCCCTGCTCTACACGATGGCATGGGCCTTCGCGGAGACCAGAGAGCGCCTGCGGATGTATGAGGAGACGCGGCTCTCTCCGCTGGATATGAAAGACCGGCTGATCGCGCCGTTCCAGAACGATATGTTCGCTATGGTCTGGGGAGCGTTCAAGAAGCTGTACCCCGACAAGGACTGCGAGATTTACTGGGAGCCGCAGATCCGCGACGAAGAGGACGGCAAGCCTGTGTATGGCCTGACCGACTTTGCCGATGATGGCTCCGTTGCCGTCTTCGTTAAGCCGAGCCTTGAGGTCGCCGATGCGGTCGAGATCCTTGCGCATGAACTCGCTCATGTGGCGGTCGGCGTTGAGCACGACCACGACGAGGTCTGGCAGGAGGCGTTCGACAAGATTTTCGAGGAGTACAATCACATCGGAAGCCAGATGTTCCCCGACGGGGAAGGCTGTGCGATGGACGCCCCCGATGAAAAGTGAGCTGCGGTTTTCGTGGCCTGATACTGGAGAGCTGTCGGTGCGTATCAACGGAAACGAGTCGGCAGCTCTCCGTTTCTTTCCGTCAGAAGAGGCCATCATAGACGGCCTGCGTAAAAACGGCGTAGAGGCCGCGTACGACGATTTTGCAGATACCCACCCACACACCCACGGAAATGAAACGGACACGTTACTGACGGTTTCAGGCGATTCCTGACGGTGTCCTGACTTCACAATCACATTTTCTGGTGGTATAATCACAAATACAGAGGCTTTGCGAACGCTATCGGCCTCTTTGATAACGGAGGGAATGACTATGACAACAGGCGAGCACGGCGGCTATGAGGCCGCCGCACGGCAATACAACGACTGCATCCGCACCGGCCAGATCGCGCAGGCTGTCGAATGGCTGACGGAGATGGCCGAGATCCTTGAGAGCGAGAAGAGATATACCGACGCCCTGAAGTTGGGAATGTTGACGTTCTACTTCGCCACGAGCGGCGTGTACGCCGAGCCGGTCATTGAGGATCACCTCGCAAAGCAGGTGTGCCGCGTAGTCTGGGAGACGGGCCTGACGCTCCATGAACGCGAGGAGCTGTTCCTCGACACGATACGCGACGACACGCTGCCAGAGCATATCATGTCAGCCAAGGACTGCGCATACATCTTCGACGTCTGCGCCGCCGGCAGGGTGGAGGACGCGCGAGAAATGCTGGGCCGATTCGTGACGGCTCAAGCGGCAAAGTAAATACAGAAGCGGAAAGCAAAAAGAGGCACGGACGTTGCTCTCGACGCTCGCACAGGGCCCGTAACAACTCCCCACCCATGAGAGCAGCCGACAGTGCCGCTATGAATGAAGTCTTTACCCCGGTGTACGAGTGCCAATACATCACGAAGGAGTAAAGAAAATGAACAGAAATCTGAACGAGGCAATTTTCGACATCGCAAAGGTGGAAGCCATCATGTTTGCTTTCGAGAATACCTATCTGGAGCTGGATGTGGCGCCGGCTGACAGAGCGCGAGCCGACATGGCGACGGATGCCTTCTATGCCCTTTGGGACGCCATCAGGAAGGTGTCGGATGACCTCGACCGTCTGGCTGGAGATTGCCGAGTGGTGGATGCCATCTACGCCGTCAATGACGTTCGGCGGCGTGTTGGCACCTTGAAAACCGAAGACTGA